GACCTCCCCAAAATTCCGGTAGAAGTACTGGAGTCTGTGGATGCCGTTGACACAACTTCTAAGTATTCAGATGATATGGGTAGGACGCATGATGGTCCCTATGGCCTCTATGAAAATGATTTTCTTAGATTCTTAGGAGCCACCATATTGCCGAGCTGTCTTGGTCGCCTAGTACCTATTCCCGACAAAGGAAAGTGGAGAATCATTCTGGTTGGCCATCATCTCCTCCAATGTCAGACCAAAAGATTGGCCGATTGGTTGAGATCTTGGTTATGGTTACAACCCGAGATAGCGTCTGGAGATCAGACCAAAATGTCAACATTTTGTATTGAATCCTTAAAAGGAAATAAATACATGATGTCCATTGATTTGTCTGAAGCAACAGATAGACTTTCTCGCCAACTTCAAATAAAGTTATTAGAATCCATGGGTGTTCCTAGAGGTTACTTTAGTTTTCTTAATCTGCCCTGTTACTACCGAGATAATGATTTCGGTGGTTCCAGTGACAAGCTTATTCAAACTTGGTATTCCAATGGACAGCCCATGGGACTTTATATATCTTTTCCTATGTTCGAGCTTGCCCACTACGTGCTCCTCAAATTTGTGACTAAGCCGTTTCAGGCTGATTTCATGATTTGTGGAGACGATGTGGTCGTTGCTTGTGATGAGAAAGATGCGGACCGACTATATGAGAGGTATTCTAACATTATTGTTAGATTTGGTGGCAAGATATCCACCAGTAAAACCTTGAGGTCGGGTAAAGCAGCTGAAGGAATAGGAGCACTTTTCTTGAAGGGAATTCAAAAGGAAATACGAATCCCTACTGGAAGACTCTCAATCCTTGAGGCACTAACTCCCGGTACTTGGTTAAACACTGAAATAGTTAACATGACCCCTGTTGGGCGTGCTATCTACTCTAATTGGTTATCAACCTCTTTAGAGAAAAGGTACACCTACCAGCAACGGACGAGTGCTAATGAATCAATTGTTAATAAGGATCTAAGTACCCTTAGTTTGGATGCTTTA